TTAATGAAATGTCCTGCGGCACCAGATCTACCACCGCCTGCTTGGTCACCTCCTCCACCACCTCCGGCACCGCCATATAAAAGATATGACATACTTGTTGTGCCTGCGGGTATTTCTAATACCTGTGTTGTACCTGTGTACGTGAAAGTTTTAGTTACGGTTGGCATAAGGTTCTACGCCTCCCTTACAAACCAAAGATCTCCATCTGAACCCTGACCGCTGGTAGGTGATGATGTTTCAACGTATCTATTACCTGCTACGCTGTTACTACTGTCATCTGATATGAAACTGCCACCCCAACGTTTAATAGATTCTGCCACTTGACCAATGCTTGGTGCTTTGGCGTTTGAAGTATCTGATGTTGCGATGTTTGACCCTACTGCTCCCAATGTCAAACTGGTTACTTTTAAATCTCCTGTTGATGAATCTGTTGTTAGACCTTTTGTGCCTTTGTTGGCATCACCGTCGTCTGTGAGGTCAGCAACTCTTACCACTTGAGAGTAAGATTGATTTTCTCCAGCGGCCCAATAGTTTTCGGATACATCATAAAATATTCTAGCATCATCTGTGTCAGAAGTTTCTACTATTAGTCCTGCGTCTACTTCTGAATTTCCTGTGTTTACTTTAACAAAAGCGTCATCAACTGTGATTATGCCAGAAGATGTGTTTTCAAATTCACCTGTAATGCTTAGGTTACCTGTAATTGTAGTGTTACCTGTTAATGTAATATTTCCTGTGCTACCTGCAAATGTTAATGGAGTTTTAGTGACCCCACCATCATTTATTGTAAAACTTAAATCTTTATCTTGTCTAGTTTGTGCTATTGTGATATCACCTGAACTTGCTGTAATGGTTAATTCTTGTTCGTCACCAACCAATAAACCTGAGTCACTATCAATTGTTAAGGCGCCTGTTGTTGTGTCTGATGCATCTGCTCTTAAAAAATTACCGCCAGCAATTACTGTTGCTGAAGTATTTGTTGTGCCACTGACATCAACAGCACTTGCTTGTGCAGAGTTTCCTGAGAAACTAGCACCTAATGTTGAATTAAGTGTTAAGCCTGAAGCCACTGTGGCAAATCCATTTGCGGCCAAAGGTGTGCTTGTCGGTGATCCTGCATCTGGTGTAAATGCTTCTTTTGATAATACTGCAACTCTTGTGTTACCCACAAACATTGAAGAAATAACTTTGTTTACACTACTTGCTGTTACTGTTTCTATCTTCCAACCTGAAAGTGTTTGTCCTGAAGTGAATACAGGACCTAATAATTGGAATGCTGATCCTGTGTAAAAGTATACTTGATCATCATCTGAATCATGCCATAGGTCGCCTGCTGAAGCAGATGTTGGTGCTGTGCTTTGTGATCTTGCACCACCTGTTGGCTTGAATGCTGTTCCGTCATAAACTTTAATTGTGTTTGCACTTGTATCAAACCAAAGTTCACCTAATAATGGTGCCGTTGGTGCTGATGTTGATGCTGAATTTTCTAATAATTTAACAAGATTTTCGTTAAGTCCTTCACCAAATCCTGAATAACTTTTTCCAAATAATTGTAAACTTGTAGTGTTATCTACTGTGCCATCTGTAATTGTTACAACTACTGTTCCGTCTGTTTTGTTGATTGTGTACGCCATTTGTGTATATTTAGCACCTTCCTACTACAATGTCGATCGTGCCTATTTCTGTTGAATCGTAGTCCTGTAATGCTTTTCCTATTATTGTTCCTGGTGCAGGTTCGCTTGTTTTTTTAGCCACACCTTCAAATGAATTATGTGTTGCCAGCATGTCACCTTTTCGTATAAATCCTGCTACTTTACATTTAACTTTTCCTTGTAAAGCAACTGGTAGACCAGTGGCTTTTGAATTCATTAAGTAAGCAGGATTTTGTGAAATAACTCCTGCTACTCTTGTGTCGTTTCCTGTTGACCCAATTGTAATCTCTTTGTCTCCGCCGAACACAACCACTGTGCCTGCGTCGTACGAATCGTCTGCTTCATATATCTCTGCCAAGTCAGCGTATTGAGCCGATGTTGCTTTTGCGTATACAACATTATACCCTAACACCGATGAACCTATGTCATACGTTGTGTTTGCAGATGGCAATATATTTTGTGATGATATGTTGCCACTCATTGTTAAACTTCCCATTGTGTTTGCACCTGAACTAGATAAATTTCCTGTAACGTCTCCGGTTAATGGTCCAGCAAACGCAGTTGAAGTTGTTGTGCCTGATATTTGTAATTTTGTGGATGGCGTTGTTGTTCCTATTCCTACTCTGGATTCAGCACCATCAATCGTCATAACAGTTGTTGTTACTCCTGCATCATTGACCTTAAATGTTATGTCTGTGTTAGAAACTTGGTTCTGGATAATACCACCTGTGGTATCAACTGAAAATTTTAAATCGCTGTCAGCACCAACTGTTAATCCTGTGTCATTTGTAATGCCCAATGTGCCAGATGTGGTATCGTTAGCATTTGACCTTAGATAGTTTGCCGCCGCTACTCCACCTAGTGCGTCTGAGTCTGTAGCCGTGCCTGCGAATTTTAAATCTGATATTGCAGTTGATAATGTTATACCTTTTGTAATAGATGAAAATCCGCTTATAGAAATTTTAGGAGTAAATGTGTCCTCTGAAATAATTGCAATTAAGTTACCATCGTTGTACCAATATGTAACGTTTTGATTAGTATCAGTTGAATCTGCAATTGTATTGTATACAAAGCCGTTTAGTGTTCCTGTTGCAGAAGGAGGTCCAACAAGTATGTGAGAACTTCCATTATAGAAAAATAATTGTTGTGTGTCAGAATCAATCCAAAGGTCTCCTTGCTGTTGTCCAGTAGGCTCATTGGATTGGTATTCAGCACCACTAACCGCTTTAAAACTACCATCATAAACTTTTAGTTTATTGGCTGTTTCATCATACCATAGTTGTCCTGTAATAGGTTTACTTGGTGCACTTGAGTTACTAAAGTTTTCTAAAAGATGTAAAAAATTTTCAGCGATTGTTTCGCCATAACCCGCATATCCTTTTCCTACAAAATTTAAATCCGTTTGTGCATTCAATACTGAATCTTGAACTGTAAATGCATTTGGGGACGCTGAACTATTTGTTTTGTTTACTGTATATGCCATTTTTAGTAACTAGTCGATGTTGTTGTTCCTGTTGATGTAGTATCATTAAATGATGTTAAACTTTGTATTCTCAAAGTGTAATCAATTTGTATTAGTCTATTCAAACTTTTTTGCACAGGGTGAAATATTACGTGCGTCAAAAGTTTATTAGTCGATCCATTTTCTGTACCTTCCCAACTTTTTAAACCAAGTTCATCAAACACATAGTCACCATTAAAGTTTGTTGTGTTGTCAAATGCTTGTTGTCCTGTTGGTTCACCATAATCTAGTGTACAAGTACAAACTATATCTGTGTATTTGTTACCTGCTGTGTGCCTTACTTCCATTTTATTTCTAGAAGTGTCTTTGTTTGTTGCACTGTTGTCATCAATAACTTTGTAATAAGTTTGATTGTATAACGTTGCGTTTGTGCCTGTTGAGTTTGGCGTCAAATAAGTTATGACCCCTGTTGTGTCCACAGTTGTGCCGCCGTTTCCAAAAGCCATTTCATGCACAAATCCTGTTGTTTTATTTGCTAAAGAGTTTGCTAGTGCAGTGCTCATGTTTTCGTAATGTATTGCATTCCTTTTATCAACAATAACTTCACCAGTTTCTGGATCCCATATCTTGATATGTCCTTGCATCATTACGCCTGACTTGTCATCAGGTTTTTTGTTTGAATTTTCTTGTTTATTTTCTTTTTGATCTTGTTGCATCACGTTGTATTTATTCTGGTGCATTTGTTGGTTCTCCTGCTATGAATTTGGCCTGTGCAGTATCAGATTGTTGTAATCCTTTACCATCAGCGGCTGTTGATGCTCCTACGTTATACCATGTATTACCACGTTTTTGCACAATTTTTATCTGTGTGCCTGACGCTGGAGCGGTTGTTAGTGTTACGTTAGCAGTACTCCCGTCTACTGAATAACCTCTTGTCAATGTACTATCGTCCGTCTCGTGTTTAAACAACAATCGTTGGCCACCAATGAATATGTCTAAATCTTCACCACGAGACGGAGCGTATGTAGTAGCGAAACTGACAGTGCTTCCATCACCTGTATGGGTTTTGGTTGCTACTGTGTCAGCATAAGGCACAGTTTGTTGTCCGCCAGCGTCCACTACGTTTGCGCCGGAGGCATGTGCCCTAATTCCTGTTCCAAGTGTACCTCTCCTTAGTTGTCCGAGAGTGTTTCCTGACTTGGTAAAATATTCTATTCTTTCTTTATCTACAAACACAACACCTGGCATGTTAACAGATGCATCTGGATCAGTAAGAACATTTCCGTCTCTAACTGTAATTGTTGCATCACCATCTTCGATGGCCGCCGCTAGTGTTGTTGTGTTAGTTGAACTAATACGTTTGTAAAAAGTTCTGTTCAACATGTCTTTGAAAATTCTAAATCCTGTTGCGTTTGTGGCTGACTCTAAAGCAAAATACATGACGTCTATTCTGTCTGTGCTACTTAAAGTTATACCGTGAACAGTTATTTTGTTACCAACAAGTGTGAAATCTGTATTTTGTACAAGTGCTCTTGATCCATTCAATGTAACAAAAACATAATCACTGTTTAAAGGTTCGTTGTACAAGAACAATTCTCCAGACGGTCTACCTTCTAGAACTTCTCTTCTTTGTTTCATACCCAAAGCATTGTTAAAAGTTGTTGCTCTAACTACATCGCCTGTACTCAAAGTTATTCCATCGTTAGCAATTTGTGTAAGGTCTAAAATTACATCATTGGCTACCATGGCATAATGATTGTCAACTAAAGTTGTTATTGCAATAACATCACTAGGATCAGGAACATTTACAAAGTCAATGTTTTGTGTTGTGGTGTTTACAGTGTAATCTGTGTTCAATAATTGTTTTATTCCGTTTTTATAAACTTCAATTTGACTTGCACTTGTTATTGTTTTAGCAGGATCAACTGTTGATCCATCTGAGAATGATGTCAATACACTGTAAGTGTAAGTTGATCCATCAGCACTGTAATAAGTGTTGTCTGGTCCTCTCAATAAAACTCCATTTACTTCTATTAAAGTTTCTCCAGCAAAAGGTCCAATTGCGCCTGGAGGATAATCTAAAGTGTAAGTTGTTGTTGACCCGTCAAACAAAATGTCTTCTGATCTAATTTCTGCAAACGCCCTTGTGCTTGGATCTTGATTGAATCCAGCAATCTGTATTGCTTTTCCAGATGCAGGAGCAGTGTCAAAAGTCACAGTGACAGCCTTGTTCTGTTCACTAGTGCTGAACGCAGTTGTGGGTTGGCCATCTACTGTTACATAAAGTTGAGGTAAAGCACTGTCTAATTGATATGTGTCCCTTGCTCCAGTGGTGAAAGCAGTAGTGCTACCATCTCCAGTAAAACTGTTCAACAATACATAGTTGTTACCTGATACTGCAAAACTTTTTATATTAACAACAGCATTGTTTTTTGGTGCTGTTGTAAACGTAATTGTTTTAGCCGCTGTGTCTACTGTGTAATTTACTGTGCTGTCACTTGCTAAAGAATTTTGATGAACACCATCTACCACTACCATTACACCTGCTTGTGTGCCTGGTTGTTGTCCAATAGCAAAAGTGGTTGTTGTGTCATCTCCTCTGTATGTTTTGTCTACAATAAAAGGCACTCCTGATTCTGGTGTTGTGTAAACTGTAATGTCTAGTGTGTCAAAAATTTGTCCTGGCACATTTTCTTCTGGTGCAAAACTTGTTTCAGGAGAAATAAAAGCATCTCCATCTTGTATAATGTCTCCAGGTGCTATACCAACCGCTGTACTAAACAATCCACCTGATAATAAAGTATCTAAAGTTCTATCGTCAGTTGGTGTTAAAACTTTGTCATCGTCAAACAAAATAAGTTCAACTTTTACTCCATCTCCTGGTGCAGTGGACAAAGTAAATTGTGTGGTTGATCCATCACCTCTGAACACATCAGCAGTCTGTCTTACTCCATTGTAATACACTGTGTAGACATCACCAATGATTGGTGCAGAATCAAATGTATAAAGCACAGTCGAACCATCACCGTAAAATGTTTTTGTTTTTGTAGATCCATAGTTGTCCCAAGGATTATCAAACCATGGTGACCTATCCCAACCTTGTGATTCAGTAAACAGCAATCCTGTAACCATTACTCCGCCATAATCAATACCTTCCATTAATTGCGTAAGGTCATTGCCTGCCATGCCGGAATCTGGTGTGTACATACCTAAAGTTCTTCCTGCCGCTGTTAAGAAAGATTCATCGCCACGTAATTTTGTTAAACTGCCAATTGATTCATCAAATTTAGTTGTGCTTGTAAATGTTTTCGTTACCCTATAAAGTTCATTGTTATATCTAACTAATGCACCATATGAGAATGTAGTATTTTTTGCCCATTCGAACACAGTTGCACTTTGATCTACTCTATTAAACTTCATAGTGACATCAATGTCTCTTACAAGGTCGTTGTTTAAATTTGCGTATGCTTTTGCAGTGTCAGTTGGAGTTGACCCATCTGATGCTCCACCAACTAATAAAATTTTTGGCGTTACTGTATAACCCAAACCAGTTGTTAATAAATTTATTTTTGTGACTGCCCCACCTTGTACCACAGCAGTTGCAGTTGCATGAGTAAGGTTTGGTTCTTCATACATTTTGAAAGAAAAATCTCTTGTGCTTAACGCTTCATTTGTTGTACTTGCAGGCATATAAAAAGTTTTACCGGCATGTTCTTCAAAAGTTACAATGAATGATCTGCCAGAACCACCTTGCTGTGTATCATAGATATTTGCATTTTGTTCTACTGAGAACAATGGATAGAAGTAACCATAGTCACCTGATGTGCTTCCAGAATTGCTTCTACCTAAAATTTGGAATGGTCCAGCGTTTTCATTAGTGCCTCCAACAAAAGTGACGGTTGGCGCTGTGCTATAACCACTACCGCCACTATTAAGTGTGATAGTTTTGACACCTTTTTTATAATTGTCGTTCCATATTTTGTATGGATATTCAGTTATACGTGTACCGTCAGCGGTACTGCCTGCATCTAAATTTCTAATTGAATTTATTGTGGCATCATAAAAAGGTGGATTGTCAAAGTCAGAGAACAGTCCATCTTGCGTTTCCGTTTTATTATAACCTACTTTATATTCTCGTAATTTAGTGTGAAAAGGTTTTACTTCATTAATATATTCTTCAACGTATGAATCTGCACCAGTTGTGTAAGTTTTTCTTTGAGTAAGTTCTCTAAAATTATTTTTTACATTTAAGAAACTGGTTTTAAACAGCCAATCAACGTATCCTTGTTCTTCTAAAACTTTTCTTAAACCTATAAAGAACAAATTGTTGTATTCACTTTTTAATGCGCCAATAAAAATATCATCTCGTAAAGCAGTAAGAATTTTTCTTGTTTCTATCGTTGGTTCTTGATCAAAGAAGTTATCATCAAATGTGTCATCTCCTGCGTATCCAGTGTTGTCAATTGAATAATCATATAGAGAATTTTTAAGTTGTATAGTTCCATTTTCAGTGCCTACATTTGTGTAACCAGTTGATGTTTTCATAAACAATTTCCAACCACCAGTATCTGCTTTTGTTACTTTGACGTGTTTGCCTACTTCAAGATCTAAAGTATCTAATTCATATTCAAAAGTTACCTGTGCATCTATAGGTGTGTCTGCACTGTGTACCATTTCATGTACATCAGTATCAGTACCATACCAATCTGCTAGTTCATAGTAGGCGTTGGTTTTATAAGTTTGTAGTCTTGTTCTATTCCAAGATGTGCCGTCCCATTGATATATTGCCCAAAATCCATTAGAGTTTTGTTCGTCTGCTTTTACTAGATAGTTTACTGTGCCACTTAGGTCTCTAGTGTCAATGTAGGTTAGGTCAGCATACGTGTCAACTGATCCATCCCATAAGCCTGATTCTGCAGATGGTTGTGCTTCTTCATCATTTAAATTTGTATATGAAATAGTATTTGCAAGTTCATTCTTTTTCAACACTGAATTTGCATAATCTACAATTTCTTTTAACGCATTGAATCTGTTAACATACCAACTTTGTCTTGGTCTTAAAGCAGTACCATACTTCCTATTCAAAGCCAAGTCCAAATCAGGCACTGTGTTTCCTGAATTGTCTGCACCTATCAAACTATCCCACCATTTGTTTTCTATTCTTGTGCCTGGTCTATCGTTGGGATCACCTTCACTGAATAACTTCCATACCGAATGTGTTTCATTGTCTTCGTTGTTATCTGAGTAATCAACATTAAGCACAACATTGTCGTTGAATAAACTGTCTTTGACATTAAAGGTTAATAGTTTATTAGTGTCTGTGACTGTAAAATATTTTAATCCTGATGCTAAAGGGTTTTCAATTATGTTTGCAATATATCCTGTTGTGTTTTTTCTTTGTACAACACTTTTGCCTGAATCTGGCAAGAATACTGAATTTTTTACCCAATAGTAATAATAAGGTACAAAACTGTTAGACTTACTGTCATACTTTTGTTTAATTGTGTACACAGTGTTATCTGCGTATTTTGGAGTACCACTAATATTTCTTGAAAGTCCTGTAGATGTATCAGACAGATTGTCATAATCCGTTGGTGCTTCTCTTGACTCTACCCATTCGTAAACATCAACACTCGATCCTGGAAATAGTTCTCCCCAATGTTTACTTTTGTATTCTTGAGTTCCTTGTTCGTACCATTGATATCTTGATGTCGACAGATCCCACCAAACTTCACCGATGTGTTCTTCTCCCCATGCAGTACCTTGATTAACAGTTACAGAACCTTCACCAACATTATATACAGCAGGATCCCATTCTGTTTTATAATTTAATTCTCTATCCGCTACACCTAAAATTCTTCCTTTTGCAGGATCATAATAATCTAGGTAGTCAATAATTTCATTATTTGCTCTATCAAATGTAAAAGCAGATTTAATTTTTCTATTATCTATAAAATTAGATTCTGTTACAAGTTCGTTCCAAGTGTAAGATGCCAAAGTGTTTAATTCAAAAGATGTCACTGTACCATCGTTGGATACTCCACTAGATGAATCATCTTCTGGCGCACCTACATAAACTCCTCTGTCATTTATAAACACTCCTCTGCCAAAATCATCATTTGAACTAACTTTAGTTGTGACTAATCTATCGTCAACAACAAATAGTGTGTCATACATTGTAGCAGTGTACACTCCACCTGATCCTATGTTCTGATCAACCACTGTTGTGTCTTGTAAGTCAAAGGTGGTAGCACCGCTGTCAAATGCCATTTCTCGGAAGTTACCTAATTTTTCTGCACCAATGGTTAGTCTATTACCTGCTTGGTTACAGTCAATTGAAGTACCAAACTTCATGTTTGTTTGCAAGTCCGGAGCCTCTACTGTTTGTTTAAGTGTATACGTGTTAGTAGAACCATCATCGTTGAATTTGTAGTAATAAAGTGCTCCTGCATCTGCTTGATTTGTTTTGTCATAACCAGGTGCTGTAACAAATAATCTTGTGCCATCTTTGCTCATTGCAATGTCCTCACCAAACTGTGTGTTTAGTGTTGATCCATCAGCAGATGCACCTGTTAAAGTTTGTTTGTGTGTCCAAGCATAAGTTGTACTGTCATCATTTTTTGTACTGCTTCTAGTAAAAATTTCAACTTTTCCGGCTACACCTGTTGCTTTTGAAGATACTGCCAATATGTCGCCATTGTCATTTACTTTGACTCTATGTCCAAATCTTTGTCCGCCATCTGGATCATTTGATTGAATTGCTACTCTTTGTGTCCAAGTATCATAAGTTGAACCATCAGCACCAACATTCCAATCATACATATGGACTATGCCAGTGTCATTTGAGTGTCCTGGTGCAGAAACAAACATCAACTTAGGCGTTGTTGTTCTACCTGCTGAATCAGTTGGCTCTGCAATGGCAGTTGAAAATCCAAAGTTTGCATTTTCTAAGTTAGTTGATCCATCACTTGGTCCAGTTATTGTACTGAGCAAAATATAACTAAATGTGCTTTGATTCCATATGTAAGTTTTAATCAAACCACTATCTGTAAATCTTGTGCTACCGTCAAAGCCAATTGCATTTGTAAAAGGTGCACCAGCAACTATAAAATTTTCGTCTGAACTTATAGATAAACTTTCTCCTAATCTAGAAGAAGTATCATCGTTCTCAGTCATTGTTAAACTGTTTTGCACTGTAAAGGCTGTGCCTGCATCTGCACTACGTCTAAAGAAGAAGTGTATAGTACCTTGCCCAACTGATGGTGCAGAAACAACAAGTGTTCTTCCGTCTTCTCTACCTACAATCCTATATCCAAAGTCTTGATCATTAGTTGTGTCGGGACTGTTTAATAAAGTAGTTGTGTATGGGTCTTCTTTTTCATATATTTTCCAATTTGAACTTGTGTTATCTACAAAAACTCTGTCACCGTTTTGTTTGTTTATAGTATCTTTAAATCTGTAATCCCCATAACTTAAAAGATCATTTACATTGTTCATTGATGCTAGTCTCACACTAACAAATTTATAAACATCTCCATATGTACTAAAGGTTGATTCATCTTGTAATATTGAAACTCCAGCACCTAATTTGCTTCCGTTAATAAAATTAATTAATATTTGTTTACCTGTAGGTACATCTTGTATTTCATAAACTCCATTCAAATCATCAAATTGTGAATTACGTATTCCAATGTACTCTCCTTTTGCAAATGAATGACTTAAATTTGTGTTGATTAAAAGTTGCGTGTCATCATTGAATGACTGAATTGTTTTTACAGTATTATTCGTTGATGTTACTCTCTGGACGTCCCAATCTGTGTTTGTCTTCTTAGCAATCCACACCAAATCGTTATTGTTAATATTGTTCATATCAAGATTTTCAAGTTGTTTTATATCAAACGATGTGTGTTGAACATCTTGTAATCTTGGCCATCCTGCATTTTTTAAAACCTGAGGAGTTTCTCTATCAAATCCTTGTTTGGTATAATCGTATCTGCCAAAAGTTGTGCTGGCCGTGTATTCTAAAGGAGTTGAATACAAATCATCACTAGATATCGCCGCTGATCTAGTATATTGTTGTGTGGCTCCTGCATCTAATAATTCAATAGATTGTATGTTGTTTGTAAATTTATCATCTGGCATTTTTATTTGCACTGATTTAAGTGCATCTACGTTGCCAAATTCTCCAACTCTTATCATCCATTCTGGATATGTGTCTATAGAAAGACTTTCATCATTGAATTGTGCTTTTAATAATCTATCTATTGCTGTGGATGTACCTTTGTCTCTAATAAATCCTTGATAAAATTTGTATTGTGAAATGTCATTAACAAATAAATTTTCTAAATAAGGCCTACTTTGATAACCTATTAAATGCTGTGCAAGTCCTTGTTGGCTTTCATCAAAATTATTAGTTTCAAGGTTATAAAAGTCATTAAATTGACTAATCTTATAGTCGAAGTTTGGTATTAAAGTTGGTCTAGGTTTGTTGTCTTTCTTCTGCCATTGTTCAAAATCAAAACTTGCACCACTGTTATGATTCTTTTTTGCTACAAAAAATTTAGCATCATACTCAACTGTGTCCCCTATCTCATAATTTGTGTTTGCAGACCAAAGTGACACCCTTGCTTCGTCAAATACAAATCCAGGAGAATAGTAATCACCATTCCAACCTCCAGTTTTCCAACCAACAAGTTTTAACCTTTGTTGCCTGAATCCTGTTGCAAGTTCTAAAATTACATCATTGAAAACTGTTTTATTATCAAATAATAAAACATGTTCTTTTTGCACTGCGTTCATTGATGCATTAAACACACCTACTTCGTCGTTTTTAATTCCTAAACTAAATGTGGTACCTGCTCTTTTTGTTGTAATATCTTTTCTTGCTATTGTTCTACCGCCTGCATCCAAAATAGAATAATCGCCCTTATTGTTTGTCAGTCTACTAATAATACTATTATCTGTATTCACTGCAAAACCGTTGGCTCCTGCAGATAAAGTGATAGCCGATCCTGCCGCCCAACCTTGTTGCGACCAATATAAAAATTCTTTTACTGACGTGTCAAAATTTAATGCTTCTTTTATTTCATTTGAAAAATTATCAAAAACAAATCCTTGTGATTCTAAATATTTGCCATAACCAATTATAAAATTAACAACTTCTTGAAGAGATTCAAAAACTGTGCCATATGTTACTGTGTCAACACTATCCGTAAAATTTTTATATACAACTGCAGAACTATTGCCAACTGTAATTTTTGTAGTATTGCCATTAATCATTGGTCGTAAAACTTTGAAAAAAGGTCTAAGAGAATTATAACCTATTACTTTGTATCCTCCTTGTAAAGTAGATCCATCTGAACTTATGTTTGTATTCAATTCTACTAATATACCAGAGTAATCAAAACTATTCACAGGATTAGATGTTCTAAATAATATTTTAAAGTTCTCATCAGGAATAAACTGAGATCCTCCAGTGGACGCCGGTGATGTTGAATCTGTTAATACCTTTAAGTTTGCTTTATCTGTGAATCCGCCTAGTTTATAAGCAAGTTGCACATTTAAATTTTTCATCTTGTCGTAATAAAAAACTGCTGGGTCTAAATTTTCTTTAATCAAATAGTTTACTACCCAAGGCTGATATCCTGCTGTGGTGTATCTTGTTAAAACTCCACTTGCATTTGTTTCTGTTTCTAAATGATATCTAGCAGTTGATAGTTTTTGTCTTACTTCTGTTTCTTTATCAACAAGATTGTTAGATTTATTTTTAGTAAGTCTTGAATTGTCTAAAAATAATCCAAAGAATTTTGCTGGCTTTGTCAATGCAAGTAATTTCATTACCGAATAAGGATATGAAGAAGATCTTCTCCATGCAGTCTCACTAGGTGATTGGTCTCCAAAAGTCCAATTTCTGTTTGTGTTTCTTGTAATATCCCCTGCAACAATTCCTATTTCTATTGGCGTTCTTAAAGTTCCTGAATCACTGACTGGCAGATAGTTTGATAATCCTGTTCTAATGTATCTTGTGTTTGTTGTTTTTGCATCTCTATCGTATCCAGAAGCAAGGTCGTCCCATAGCACACTGTTGCCTGATGTATATGGTGCAGGACCATAATTAGTTTCCCAAGTGCTTGGTTTTTCACTAAAGCCTAACATCTCCCAAGGGTGTGTGTGAGGTCTGTCAGTGTCATAAAATAATTTGTATATGCCTCTCCAATAACCAGGTAACGGATCACCATTAATTGAGTCAATTGTAAGATTGTAATTCCATGTAAAGGCGTCATTGCCGTTATATGTAGAATTATTTTGCCATTCCACACCGTTTCTTCCTGCCCATGAATAAAAATCTGGTGCCAGTATTGAATTGACTTCTGTGTTAGTGTAATCTGTGCTGGCGAAGCCAGATGGCCTTACGTCTTGATAATTTAATAAAGCAGAGTCATAGGCAGTCTTACAGTTATTGTAAATTCTTTTTTCTAATTCTAACAATAAATCATCTCTATAATCACCGTAGGCAATCATTCTTGATCCATCATGTCCAACAATTACTGTTTGACTTGTTCTATATGTGTTGTCAGTTACTGATTCAGGTTTAAACTTTGGATACATTCCAAGTTTAGTTGGAGTTGGAGGAATAAAACTTGCAGTTGTATCACCATAATCTTTTATCTTTAAGATATCTCCTTCGTTTAAAGAGGTTTTAATGGTTATACTATCATCAGTTGTGCTAAAGGTATAGTCGTCGCCAACTAGTAATTGCACATCATTGAGATATACGTACACTGCCCTGTTGCTAGTAGATGTCATACTGTGAACAGAGTCTATTGCATATTCAACTTCCGTGGAATCTTGTACTGTGTAAGTTCTTAATGATACATTTGATCCATAACCCACCATATCTTCATAATAAAAAGCAAATGATGATGTTTTATTTTCTGCTAGTGCTTCGATCAATTCATCCACATAAGCAGGCACATCTCCTTCAAAACTTTTTGTTGTGCTTGTTGATAAAAAACTTTCTTTAAATTTTTGATATTCTAAATTTGCATAGTCTAATGCCTTTATTGCATTTGCGTCTTGATCAATAAGATTGAATACAGCAGGAGCCAAGGAAGCACTGTGTTGTAAAATTGTACCGCCTTTTGTTCTTACATCGGGAAGGTCTCTTAAATTACTACTTCCAGGCATTGAACCTGTTACAATTGAATTTTTTTCTACAATATCAACTAGGTGATTAGAAATTTCACCAAAAGTAAATTCATCAAGTTGTTCATTAAGAGGATTGATTGCTAAATTTTCAGGTACTTCATAAATGCCTTTTCCATCAACTTTTTTTGTTGCAGAATACGTAGATATTTTAACTAAATCACCAACTGCTAGTTCTTTTACAAAATTAATGTATCTGTTTGTTGTCCCATCTGATAAAGTATAATCTGTTGTTAAATCTTTTCTTTTATTATTAACATCTACATTTACTTCTAAATCTGTAAGATTGGCTGAATTTTTATAAACATCAATTGGAAATAATTTCTTTTCATCTGCTGTGACAACAATTGTTTTAATTACTCTTTGTTTGCTTTGATTTGTTCTTTCAATCCAACCGCTAATATGACTTGTGCTTGTAGAAGATGTTGTATATTGTAAGTGCCCAGATCCATAACTTTTTGTTAAAAACTCTTCGCCACTTTTGTATGTGAAACTACCGCTGGCGGTATCTGATGAAAATACAATATCTCCAACATTGTTAATTGTTTTATATTTTACTTTGATGCCTAGAACGGTATCAGTGGTTGCTGTTGTGCTAGTTTTAAATTCAAAAACTTTAGCACCAGTAAAACTTGTGTTAGGATATGTTGTTGTGTTTGAAAAACTTACATCATTATTATCAAACATATCAAACAACGGTTGCTGATTTACTTTTGTTTTTGTTTGCCCTGCTATCCAAGATGTTGTAGCAGAATCATAATAGTATGTTTTACCTTGATTGTTTGTGCCTAGTTCAACAAAAACACTTTGTCTATCTCCGGGATCTGTATCTGTAGTGGGTGTTAATGAAATTACTTTGGCAACTGTGCTGTCGCCAACATTTACAAAATTTACTGTAAAAATTTTATTCTTAACTAAAGAATCTGTGTCTGCTGTAAACAATACACGCATTCCATCTTGTAATGATATACCATCAACAATGTAACCTGTTTGGTTTACAACATCTGAAAATGCATCAGTGGTCACAGTATCTATCAAAGCAACTGAATTCTTCGCAACCTTTCCGTGATCATATAATACAAGTCCACTATCAAATTCAATAATTGGTCTTTTTGCTCTGTCATCTTCTAACAGGTTTGGAGTAAAACCATTTGCTGTCGCAGTGGCTTCTATTACTGATTTATGAAACCATCTATTATATCTTGACCAAGCATTTTGATCTAATGAATCTCTTTTAATTGTGATGTAATCTTTTGTTTCAGGTCTATAAAATGCCTTAGCATATGGTCTTGTGTCATAGGAAACACTGTCGTATAGTGTAGTTGTTTCAGTTGCATATGATTCAGGTGTTATTAAATTAACTGTATCGGATAAAGTTATTTTGTCTCCAACCCCTTCAACATAAAATTCATTTCTTTCATATGTATCTTTATCAGTTACATTAGATTGAAACTTTACTTTCATACCATTTGATAAAACCACGCCTGTTGATGTAGTATAATTTTTTGCTCCTATAATATCATCGTCTACGTTTATATTAGTTGCACTGTTCACAGTCATTATTCTTAAGACTCCATGCATTGCTGAATGGTTACCACACTGATAATATAAAGTGTCAGGAGCATCTGTTGGTATAACAAATTCTACTGTGCCACTATCAGTACCATTATTAGTAACTCCAGTGCTGTAGATTACTGATGTTGACCCATCAACTGCTACACCTGTTTTGTAAGGTTCGGTCATTATATAGAAAGGATGTCCCGCGGCATTTACAATAAATTTGTAAGTGTTTCCTCTGTATAATGTCAATGTTGGATTGTCTACTCCAGTCCTAGTGCTAAAATTGTAAGCACCAGCGGCGTTGTTGACTACATCAATCTCAGTGATAGCACCGGTACCTACTGCACTTACTAATATTGGATTTGGACCTTCTGGCATCCAATAATATTCTCTGTAATTTATTAATTTGTCGTAGTCTATAGCAGGATTCCATGCATAAACTTTCTCTTTGCTTAATCTATCATGATTGTCTGTAAGTCCACCAAAATATTTTATTTGATTAATATAATCATCATAAGTGCCTGTAAATTTTACTTGATCCTCAGGATTTACTGATGATGTGTCTCTATCAGTGTAAGTCACTGCCGGCTCTAATTGATAATTCTTCCTATCAGTGCTTGTGCCGGTTAGATATTTGTCTTTGGCAGTATTCCTTGTGTAAGCATACTCACGTCCAACAAATCCATCTAATCTTTCTAATTGTCCTGGTTGGATCAATTGATCTAATGTACTAGATAAAAATCTTTCATTACTATCTGTCCTGTAAAAAGCAGGCAAATGAGCAACAGATCTACGTATGGTAGTTCCGTTTTTGTCTTTGTATGTTACAGAATTGGTTTGTGAATTAATAGATCTGTCTGCCATCGCTAGTATCCTGACCCACTACTGCCCGAACTGGATGACGATCCTCCTGAGGAAGATGTGTATCCGCTTCCGGACGTGCTAGAAGTCACCGATGATACTGCTGATGTTGATCTTGAAGTTGATGTTGTCGTATCTGTGGTTGATGTAACAACTGTGCCAGAAGCCGCCAATTGGTTGGCACTTATAGCATCAATTATAGAAACGTCATCAACGGTGGCCCCACTGATAAAAATTTCATCGCCAGCACCTGATATTTGGAATAATGATCCAAAAACTTGGCCTGACTGATTTGGCACAATCACAACTGAAAGCAAATCAGGTGCTAGTTGTTGATGAATATATGCCGCTAATTCTGTAAAGTAAAATGTGTCTCCAAAATCAAAATTATCCAATGCAAAAAATTCATTAATTGCTTGAATTACTCTAGTTTGAATTACTGCGTTGGAAACATTTGTTCCTGTGTTTTTTACAACTTTAAATGTTGCTTGAAATTCGCTGTCTGATTTAGATCCAAATAAAATTTTGTATTTTACAGGATGATAAACAATTTGATCAGATAAACTTTTTAATGGATTTAAAAATCCGCTATACGAAATTCTTAATTGATCGCTTGTAGATGCATTAGGTTTAGTGCCGCCTTCTCTCAACCAAGTTCTAAATCTAGTGTCATAAGATCTTTCTAACATGAAAATATCTACAATGTTGCTGACGCTAGGGTCAATTCTTGTGTCTTGTCCTGCATTGTGCTTGTATTGGAAGTTGATAGAACTTCTACCTTTCCTTGCTCTATAGTCTGTAGTTGTTGATAATGTTACAGTACTTGAATCATATTTTTTAATTACATCTTCAGATGAATCATAAAAATAAAACAATTGTCCATTTGTGTATGTGCCAGGTAAAGTTATGTCTGTTTCGTTTTGCGAAACAACAAAATTCGTTGAAGCATAAGGTCTAAATCTTTCAATGTTATTGTAACTTGTATACTTTTCAAAGAATACAAATTTTGTAGCAGGTGTGGTATCTGGGTCAACAATAATATCAAATATTTCAGGATTATCAACAACTCCATCATCATCACTGTCGAAGAAACCAACTTGTACTTTTCTGTTATCTTGATATCCATCATCTTCTTCAATTGTGTCTACTATTTGCCAATTTATTGGATATCCTATACCTAATCCAGAAGCAGGTATAGTGTTATTTTTTAATACTTTTACAGAATCTTTTACAGATCTACCTGTTGTGTAGTCGTAAATTTTTTCTGTTTTATCATAATGAAATTTATTTTGTCCTTCGGATTCAAATATGTATGCTAAAGATCTATAAGTGACAGTGTAAGTGTTACCGTCATTTGTAAATTTAAAGTACCAACTAGCATCTAAGTTAGTTGCTGTTGTGTCTCCTGCGTTTGTTAAACTGAAAACACTAGACGAACTTAAATTTGCACTTGTAATTACTATCCATTCACCTGTATCTTCGTTAAATCTTAAACCAAATTCTTCAAAAGCGTTTATTCTATCAATTAAATCATTTTTTAATGCTGTTGTAAAACTTGTTGTAAACACAGGAATTATTTTTGATAATACTGCATTTGCAGGTACAACATTATTCAAAGTCACAGGACCTACACCTGACTCTAAATTACCTTCTCCTGCATTTGATCCATCACCTTCAACAGCAGAAATTTTTGCCCATGATCTATCTTCAGCATTATCAGTTCCTGAAGTAACAAGTTTTCCATTTAAAAATTCTCTAGTGTCTGGTGAAGTAAATTTTATTAGTGCACCAACTTTTGCATGTTTTAAGTTAGAAGTTGCATATTCACCAACTGCTAAAGGACCTCCTGCGTTAAAATAACCAGTGTTAGTATTTGTTCCTGTTGTTGTAGACACCCAACTAGCACTTAAAGTGCTTAAATCTTTTGTGCCGTATTTTAAATAAAAAAATTGTCTTGCAGTTGCTTCTTTTAATTTATTTTCTACACTGGTGTTAATAGTGCTTAATATATCATTTGTATTATTAAATGTAAAAGTAAATGTAGGTGTTGTCTCTTCTCGAAATAATACACCGTCTTCAGCAAACACAGACACATTTGAATATGCTCCTGTTGGATCATTTATTTCTTTTGCTCTACTAATACCTGATGCAGTTCTATTCACTGCTTTTACTTTTATTATTTCCTGTGAGGCTGAAAGAGGTACCACATTGTAATCTTCTGCTGTGATCATTCTATTTTGTGAATAATAAGCCTGTGGTGCTTTTTCTTTAATTGAATTTGTAGATTCTGTAGGAGCCGCATTGTAAATTGATTGTTGTAGACTTGCAGATACAGTTAAAGTTTGTGGTGCTCCGTTTTTGTCATTGTAGTTTATAGAAAAAGTTACACCGTTCATGTCTCCTGGTTGAATACTATATCTAGCATTATCAGATGTCCTGTAATAACTTCTAAAAGTACCTGATGGAATGTTTGAAAAATTTCCATCTCCAAAAACTAAATCAACTGCATCGTTGTTTTTTGTAATAACGTTATATGTGTCTCTTAAATTTTTTGCAAGAGAATTATAAATTGCATTGTTACCTGCTGTGCTAGGAACTTTGTCCCATAATTTTTCAACTTGTCCAAAATCATCTAATTGATATAGCCATACATCTGAATCATTAATATTATTTGTGTTTACAGGTTGTACAAAATTTGTTGTAGGTGATTCAACAGTAAACTCTGTATTGGCCATAGCACCTTGTTTGAATAATACAAAAAATCCTGTGTTGTTTGACGTGTCGCCTGCACCATCTGTTCTATATACATATGAAAATCCTCCTCCAGGCAAAGGTGTTTTTTCATAAATGTTTTCTGATGCTTCTATTGTGCTAGGCACAATTTCAAAAGTTCTATCTATTCCGCTTACTGATCTTCTAAATGTAAAGATTGGTAAGTCTGTGTTGTTTGAATTTGTGTTGTATATTTCTGTTTTGATTCCACCGATGGTATCTGATTCTGCAGGTTTGCCAAAAAATTGTCCTGAAACATTTGCCGCATTTAAAATATTAACAAATTGTTCTCTATAATTTGCATTTGTGCCATCATTCCAAACCACAGTGGTGTTAGTTAAATCTGTGCCTGCCGAGTCTGTAACATTTTCCGTTGTTGATACTGAATCAAACTTTAAAAAACCAGTAGCAGGTTTGTTTCTTTTTGCGTTGTAATTTATTAATCTTGCTAATCTTAAAACTGAATTTCTTCTTTCCGCAGTTTCTAAAAAGTTTTCTCTAGCATTAAGATCAACTCTAAAACTTAGACTTTGTGCAACATAGGCAATTAAATCTAACAGTGCAACATATTCAGAAGATTCTATATAGTCATTGAAGTCGTCAGGATAATTTTCCCTTAGATAAGCAACCATTGTTCTTCTAATGGTTTCAAAATCGTATGATTTAAAATCTGCTTGTTGAAAAGCGGTGTAAATTTTCCGCCAATCTTCAGCAACTAAAAGTCGGTTCTGTCTATCTGTTGTGGCCATACTGTTTGTATGGATATTTATGGTTTATATTAAGTGCGTATATTAAGATAGACGAAGCGTGGCATTTTCATCAAAACTAAATGTAAGTTTTTCTACCACATTGTATGGCACATATCTTATTGTTGCCTGTACTGATATGCCTTGCTCAAACTCACTTACCACTATTTCTTCAGTCTGTAAACGTGGATCTGCATTGAGATTTGCTGTAATATCATCTGCCACTGCTTGTTTTACAGCGTCAGTTAAAGGTTCAAACAGCACATCATATACAATTGTGCCAAATTCTGGATTCTCTACTCTTTCGCCTTTTCTAACTGACAATCTATGTATTAAATCCTGTCTTATCAGTGCAAAGTCATACAGTTTAAAATTACTTTTGTCTGCTCTTGAACTAAATCCTTTAAAGGTACTTCTACCTTGAACGTATCCGTCATTACCTCCACCTGATGAACTATTGTATGCCATAATTAAAATCCAAAATATTTTCCTATACTTCTAGCAACTTTACCTACTGTGCTAATAGTTTTTGCAACAGTACTTATTGTCTCTGCTGTTTGTACCACGCTGGTAACCTTGCCACCAACAACATTTTTGTATGTGGTAGTGACATTATTTAAATTGTTTAAACTAGCAACGTTGGATAGGCCAGGCACTATACCATTGTTGGTTATACTTGTACCTTTTGTTAATAATGTTCCAACATTTTGTACAGTTGATTGTGTTTTGCTTAAATTTCCTACTACTTTATCAGCACCCGTTGTTTTTATCAATGTGTTTGCACCTACAGTATACAACACATTACTTTCGTTTACTAAAACATTTGTTATGTTGTCTGAGTTACCTGTTTTATAAGATGAAGTCAATTTGTTGTAAGTTTCAAAACTGGCTGTGCCTAAAGTTGCATAATTTTCTACGCCAATTAAAAAGTCATTTGATTTAGTTGCATTGAACAATGATGCTACAGAATTTTCTGTGCTGTTTGGATTTTTGTTTAGTTCAGCATCAAGATCCGCTTTATATTGTGCCCATCTAATACTCATTAGGTCTGCGTTTCTGTTAAGATTTTCAATGTGTCCAGGAGT